GCATGTTTTGCTGCGCGCCATATTGCGGTTGCATTGGTTTTTGCATCCGTCCGGGCATTACTTGCTTTCTGGACTGCATAGCTGGCGGTCGCGCCCCGATACCTGTACCCATCACATCTTCCTTTTTCGCCATGCTTCCACGGTCAGGGTTGCAATCGCTTCATCCTCATTCCGGCCACGCAGCCGAGAAATGATATATTCATCCGCCCCTAGTGATTTCCAAATGCGCCGCACCCGCGTATTATTAACGGAGTGCCGCGCAATAACCAACTGACACCCCAACTGGTCAAACGGGTATCCGAAGATTGCCCTCAGCGCCGATTTGTTGCACCAGTCCCGCCGTGTAGAGGCACCACTGATTTCAATGGTTGCCGCCTCCGGGTTCCAGTTGTGATAGACGAAACCCGCCACCAAAGGCGTGCCAAACCCGATGGCCGCACATTCGCCAAACCCCCGCGCAAACCCAAGTTCCCGCGCGACAAATGCCGCCACATCTTCTTGGGTCAAATGCCGCCCGGTTCTATCAGAACATCAATCGCCAGCAATTCCGCCGAAGGGCGTCCGGCACCATTCACGACGATCTGCAACTGCGGGGCAATGACCTGACCATTTGCACCAACTGAAATCCAGCCGGTATCATACGTCCCGCGCACCGCGCTTATATCGCCTGAACCCCAGCGGCTTACCCCCCAAAGGGCCACGCCCCAATAGGCACCATTATTTGCCGGGACGGCGGTGGACACGGGCGGGGCGGGGAATGTGACCGCGTAGTTTGTTGCAACAGACAGTTGCGGTGTTAACGGGCCGGATGACAAAAACCGCCCCCGGATCATCCCTACTGTTTTTTCTGTTGCCGCGCCGCCAAGGTCAGATGGCATGTAGGACAGCTTGCAGATATACGCCGCCCCCTCATCCGAACCGCCGACTTCCGCCGCATAAACAAACCCCGCACGGTCGCCGAAATACATCTGCTCATTGAACACCGTAGCGGCCTGCACGTCCCAGCCGATATACTTGCACCATGCGCCGGTCTGGATATTGGCGACAAAACTTGTGGTCAGGTCATGCGGCAAGGAAACCATCAGCATGTTTTCGCGCGGCCATTTGACCAGTTCCATTGGCTGATCGACCGTCCGCCGCTTGACTTGCACCCGCCAAGATTGCTCAATCGCCGCAGACATTGCAGACACGTCCATTGCGGCGGGGTCTTTTTGCGTGACCGCCGAAAGCGGGACCAATCCGGATTCCGTCCCGATAACAAGGTCTCCACCCGCGCGGAAATGGCACTTGGGGCCAAGCGGCTTTGTGATGTTATACAAACCGACCAGCGACCAATCCGCCGCCGATGCCGGGTTTGACCCTTCGTAAACGGCAACCTCGCCTTCGGTTGACACAAACACGATCCGGTCGTCCTGCCCGTCGCCCGTGTCTTGCGACCATGTAGCAATAAACATCAGCGACCCGCCGCGCTGCATGATGCCCGTTAGGGACAGGTCAGCCGCCGCGCCTGCGATGCTATCCACGGGCAGATACCAAGCCGTCAGGCTGTTCTTCCGCACAAACCACAGGCGGCTTTTGTGCTTCGACACATAGGACAATTCCGATGATGTCACGCCGGTAATTGAGGTTGTAGCCCAGGACGAGCCGTTGAACGTCCTGGGGGTATCCGTCCCGTTGACGGCCACAAGAAATTCGCCGCCCGCCGTCCCCATCTGGACATTTGACCAGTAGCCCGACGCCATGCCGGAAACGGAAGCCGTGGGGACCGTAGTCGGGTTCAAGCCGGTGATGTCATAGATAGCCGCAGACGTGGCTGCGAATAGCCGGTTTGTGGCCCCTGCCTGATAGGTGAAGATAGACTTCACCCGCGCCCCTACGGTCGCCACCTTTTGCCGCCCGCCGCGTACCCGGCACCCTTGCAATCCGGGGAAGATGTTTTCCATCACCCGCGCCGTTCCCGGCCCGCCTGCGGCGATGTTCACATTCTCCACCCAACCACCGATGGGGGCGGGGAACGCCACGGGCTGCGCTGTAGGGGCTTGTGCTGTGCGGTTTACCTTGCGGGCGGGGCGCATTATGCCAGCCCCTTGTCGGCGTTTGCCGCCGTCGCCAGATCGGCTTCAAACTCGGCCATCAGGTCTTCATAGGGCAAGCCTTTGGACCGCTTCCACCGATAGATCACGGCGCGGGTCAGCAACTGCTCGGGAAAAATGGCCGTGTCGGTATTTGCCGTCACGGCGTCTTTCGTGCCAAGCCAGTTCTTCGACTGGTAGCGGATTGTTACGCCGCCCGCGCCGATAGCCGGGGCAAACAAAATATTGCCCCCTTCCAGCCGGAAATAATTCTGCGTCGACGGCGTGCGGGACAGCAGTTGCCACAGTTCCGGCGATGTCACCAGACGCGCGGGGTTGTATCCCGTGCCGACCATCACCGGCCCGGTTTCCGCCAATTCCTGAAAGTCGGCTGGCAAGGCAACCGATGCCACGCTTGCCGCCGTGAACGATACCGCCCCGCGCGCCCATTCGTTGCGCGTGTTGATTTCCCGGCCCGCCGCATTGAGAAATGCCGTGATCTGGCGCATTTCAAAAGACCCGTCGCTAATGACAGGCGCGGCGCGGTCGATGTTACATTCCGCAAGGATTTCGGGCAGGATGTCGCTGATCATGGGTTCACCCCTGCAACGCGATACGGCAGTTTGCCAAACCGCTTGATACGGTCGGCCCGCAGGATTTCAGCAATGAGGTTGCTTAGGACCACATCACAGGCTTGCGCCTTTTCGGTATCCAGTTTCGCCAAGTAGACTTGCCGCATCATGGCGTAAATGTAGACTTCCGGTTCCGCGACGATCAGCCAATTCGTGCCGGTTGTTTGCAGGGTCGGAATTGCCGCGTAGTAGTGCAGCGTCACGGGCGTATTGGCGTAGGTCGTCTGCAATTGGTGGCCCTGAATCGTGTAACCGGGCGTCAGCTTGTCTTCAATCGACGGCAAGGCGGTGTTGCGCACGGGCATCCCGGCAATGAATAGCGACCGTAATTCGCTGTAATCGGCGGGCAGGTTCACGTTACCGCTGGCATCCGTTGTGAGGGTGGCGACGGTTTCATTGGCCCCGATGCGCAAACGCCGGTTAAGGTCCGCCTCGGCGAATTGCAGGTAGATCGAGGCGCGCGTAGGAACGCCGCTGTCCCCTGTCCGTTCAACCGTTTCGGCTATGAGTTCGGGAAGGTCCATTATTGCCCCATCTTTATTCCGGTTTGTGCCGGATCAATGGCGAAGTTGTCAGGCGCAAGCGCAATAAACGATTGCCCGCCAAACTCCTCGTCTAATACGCTTATGTTGCCGTAGCCGGACGCAAGCATTTTCTCGCGGTACTTTTCGGGTCCACCAGCGGCGCGCACTGCCCGCTCTAATTGATCGAGGCTTGCAACCTTCTTTGTTTTCCCGGTTATAGTTACGGGCATGTCAACGCCGCCGATTTTGGCACCGAGAGGCACATCAGACGCCCAAGGGCCGATCCGCGCCAAGTTGGTTGCCCATTCTTCAACGCCCGTGCCGGAAGTGTTGTCTTTCGTAGCAGCCCCTAAGCGGCTCCAATCGTAGGCATCAAACCTTTCCTGCGACGTATGGTATGCTTTGATTTTCGGCATCTTCGCTCCTGCAAATCCGGGGATCGGATTGCTGTAGAGCGTAGGCATCGGCCCCGGCTGGTTCAACCTGTCCACAACCGTTGCCCCCGCTTTCTGCGCGCCCGTCGAAAGCCCCGTGAAGGCGTCCGCCACCGCAGAGGCCGCAGGAACGCCCACCTTTGCCGCCGCCACCATCGGGGCCGCAAACCCGGCAACGCCGCTGAGCATGTCCCCTGCGGCCTGCACGCGGCCCATCGGCGCGGTATCTGGCGCAAGCATCCGCTGCGATGCCTGCATGGACCCGCCAAGCGTTTCCACAGGGTTCAACATGCTGTTCAGCGCCCGCAGTCTGTCGGGGATGCCGGTAGGGCCAAGGTAGTAATCAAGCGCGGCGTCAATCCCCCGCATCTTGGCAACCTTCGGCAACTCTACCGGCTTCATCTTGCCGACTTTCGGCGCGTCCACCCGTGGGGGCATCATGGCGTATTGCACGGGTGGTTTCATCGCATCACCGGGTCTTGAACTTCGGGTTTTCCGCAAGCCAGCGGTCGATATACCGCCCGTCCATCTGGCTTTGCGCCTCTTGCAATTCGGCGTAGAACGTATTAAGCGGGACGGACGCGATACGCGACCAGTCGCCGTGCTTTGTCCCCACCGCTGCCGACCGCGCCGTGTGGTTGGCTTCCAGCACGTCATCAACGCGATAGTCGGTGCGGAAGGTGGTCGAGCCGTCATCGTTGACGGTCTTCCATACCTGCCGCCCGGTTTTGAAATCGTAGTCGAAAAGCGACCACGCGCCGTCCCGGATGGTCACTTTTCACCCGGAAAAGCGTCCGCGCGCTCCGCCTTGCCTGCGGCAATCAGCGCCTTGGCTTGGGAAAGCGGCAGTTCAATCACCTGGCCCGCTTCAACGCGAACGTCTTCTTCCGGCCAGTAGGCATATTTCATCAGAACGGGGGTGGTGGTTTCTTTCGTCGCCATTGGGGTGCTCCTGATAAGGGTGAAGGGCAGGCCGTGAAGCCTGCCCCGGTGTCATTAGGTGGAAGCGGTCAGCCCAAACACGTCTTCGACGCTGCCAAGACCGGCCTCGTTTTTGACGCAGAGGGTGTGTTCGCCGATGATGACGCCCGCCTTGGAGTCGGCATTGGTCGTCACTTCCGGGTCCGACGCGATTTTGCGAAGAACCTTCATCGCAAGCATTTCGTCATCGATCAGGTGAACGCGACGGGCAACAGCCGCCGAAGTCGCCATGACGCGGTTTGGAACAACCGCGATCCGGCCAAAGGGGCCTTCGTAGTAGTCTGCCGTCGCAATGATGGTGCGCTTGTTGTCGGCAGAAACCGCCATGCGGAAGGGGGCCACGTTGGTATCCGACATGAATGTGACGAAAACGGACTTCACATAGGGCGACACAACCGCGAACTTGATGTTCGCGCCCGAAACGTAGGCCGCTTGCATCGTCGTATCGAGCAGTGCCTTGGTGAAGGCCCGCTGCGTGCCGGGCGTAGCTGCCACGGTCAGCTTGGTGCCGGTGTTGTAACCACCGTTTGCACCCGTGGTGCCGCGCGAGACGTTCGTAGCGTACCAAGACGGCAGGCCACCCATGACGCGGGTTGCACCAGCGACAGACGCGGAATTGCTGATGATGGCAAGTTCCGTGTCTTTTTTCAGTTCGATGGCGCGTTTCAGCTTGACAGTTTTTTCCTGTTCGGCCTGGCCCGCGTTGTCCACAGACTGCTGGGTTTTGGAGATAACCCAGTCCTTGCGCATGATCTGCGTGTAGTTGCCCACACGGGTTACAGGCGTAATGGCGGCGAAGGTGTAGATGTCACCTTCAAGCTGCGCGTTTGCAGCCGGTGCCGCCAGTGTGTCAATCTCCCATTCCGGGAAGATCGAGGTTGTCGATTCCTTCGAGATCATCGAATGAATCGGGGTGTCTTCCGGGGTGATGCGAGACACCACATCGGAAAGGGATTCACGGTTGCCTTTCGGGCTTGCCGTGGTGAAGGTGTTGGTAATGACAGGCATAACGCTACCTCATGGGTAGGCAACTACTCGAAGTCGATCCGCAGAGCGTCCTTCCAGTTGCCGGATTTTGTGAGTGCGTGCATCGCCTTCTTGTTGGCTACATTCACCGGCGCGA